GGCCGGTGGTGCCGCGGCCGGCGCTGGGACCGCCGCCGTCGCCGCCGCGAGTCGCAACGGTGACGGCATCGGTGCCGTAGCTGCCGGCGAAATTTACGTCGCCGCCGTAACCGGCGCCGCCGGCCCCGCCGCCCTGATTGACTTGCGCGGTCCCGCCCCCGCCGCCGACGCCGCCAGTAGCCGAGACGTAGCTTGCGAAGCTCGAGGTGCCGCCGCTGCCGCCGACGGACGGGCTCGCGGGCGCGACGCCGGCGGCACCCACGGTGACCGAGAGCGGAGTGCCGGGCCACAGGCCGGCAATGACCTTCACCGCCTGCCCGCCCGCGCCGCCGCCGCCCGCAGGCAGCGTCGAGTGGGTCCCGCCGCTGCCCCCGCCGCCGATTACCGTCGCCTTCACCCGCGTAACGCCATTCGGCACCCAGAAAGTGCCGGAGGCAGTGAAAGCCTGCACCGTCGAAAAACCCGGACGGAGCTGCGGCAGCTTGAAGGGAACGATGGCCGCCGTCGGCAGCACGCTGATATTGGCGGCCGTGATCTGGGTCTGCCCGTAGTCGACGTTGACCACCGCAATCCCAAGCCAGCCCGCATCGACCGGCGGCGCGATCTGTGTCCCCGTCGGGGCGGCCGCGCCTGGCTTGGCAACCAGCAGCACGCTCTCGGTTCGCCGTGTCGCCTGCGCCGTGCCGGCATTGTTCGGGCCCAGATAGGGCGCAGCCGGATTCGCCGCGTTGTAGTAGGGCAGCACCACCGGATCGAGATCGCTCTCCTGCAATGTCGCCTCGATCAGGTAGTCGATCGATTGACCGGCGAGGGCCGGCGCCGTCAGCGTCACCACCGTGGGCGCAACGTTGATGCCCATTTTCATCAGCGGATCGATGGCATCCGCCGGCAACGAGCCGTAGCCGGAGGCGTCCACCGTCGTAAGCTGCGTGATCGAACCAGGCGCCACCATCACCGCGAGCGTGGCCGGCGAGGTCGGCCCGACGCTGAGGCCATCGTAGATGGCATTGCTGCCCAGCGTTGCCGCGATCAGTGCGCCCAGCGCGATCATGACGTCGCGGTTGGTGTTCAACAGGTCCGTATCCAGCGGAATGGCGCCGGGATAGACGATCGTGCGGTCCATAAAGGTCCTTCCCCCTCCCCTTGCGGGGGAGGGCCGGGATGGGGGTCAGTTCGAGATCCGCAACCAGGCGATCGCGGCCACCGGCATCACGCCGGCGGCAGCCGCGTCGATGTCGGCGTCGGCGATCTCGCCGGCATCGGAGGCGCCACCGGCCGGGCGATAGGCGGTGACGAAGCACTGGAACGGCAGCATCAGGCTGCCCCAGCCGCCGGCGAGCCCGTAGCCGAGAGCCATGCCCCAGGCACGCGTGTCGGTGGGCCGCGCGGGCTCGAACACGACGGGAGTGCGTCCCGTCAGATCCTGTAACACCGAGATCAGCGCGCCGCGCGTGCCCCGCTCGCGCAACAGCTCGGTCTGGATGCGAGCGCGAAACGACGCATCGCCCTGGCCGGCCCTTCGCACGATGCGGGCGCCGAAATAGTCGCGCGCGAACATGTCGAGGAAGCCGCCCGTGGCGGTCTTGAGCCGCGTCTGCAGCTTCACGCTCGCGAGCAGCGTATAGAGCCAGGCGGCGGCGTCCGCGAGTCCGGTCGCTATGCCATCCAGCAGCGGCGTTTGGTCCGGGAACCAACGCGCCGGCAGCACCGCCTTGATGCGCGCCAGCATGTCGGGCGCCGAACCGGTAGCGTTGCCCGAAGAGCCGCTCATCTCAGTACACCGCTACCGGCGCCGCCTTCACCACGTCCGACGCCGGTGGCACGAGGTCAGCCATGCCGCCGTTCAGCAGCACGTTGGTGACGTTCGTCACCTGCGGCGAGGCCTCATACGCGACCTGCGTCAGCCGCGACCACGCCAGCGGCGTGCCGATCGGCAACTGATCGACGTAGTATGCCACAGCTCCGGCGACCAGCGCCGCCACCGTCGAGTGCACCGCGCCGGGCACCACGGCGATCGTCATGGAAATCGTCGCCACCGTCACCGTGACCGCCCGCACCGTATAGGTCGAGCCGATCGGCCGCACCGCCTCGACAGCGGAGCTAACGGCGGCGATGAGACTCGATGGCGGAAAGCCGGTGCCGTCATCGATGGTCACGATGAAGCAGCCCACGCGGGTGCTGCCGTCCGGGGCCACGTTCTCCTGGATCGTGTAGGCGACCCCCTGCCGGAGCGAGGCGATGGCGTAAGCGACCGCCGCGGTGGTGGCGCGCGAGCGGCTAGAGAGAAAATTCTGGAACCGCGCGCGCAACGCGGGGTCGGTCTCAGCGTCAAGCCCGCCCTGGAGAGCGGCTGCGTTGTTGACGGTGTCAATGCCCGGCAGTGCGGTCACGATCAGGCTGACCGTGCCGGCCTGCACATTGCCCGCGGTTCCCGGTGTGACGGCCGTCACCGGCACATCGAGCGAGGCGTAGCCGGGCGCGAGCAGATAGCCGCCCTGCGCCGCGCTGTAGGCTGCGTTTGTCGTATCGGCGATGACGTTGAACGACTGGCTGCCGTCGGCCGTGCGCACCGTGGTGCCGGTGGGGATCAGCGCCGATGAAACAGGCGCGAAACGGCTGAAGGTGACGATCCCGCTCGCGCTCACTGGGGGCAGGCGCGTCAGCGTAAAATCCGTCACCCAGCTATCGAGGTCGGGCCCGTTCGAGGTCGCCGCGCGCGTCATCTGCAGCACCTCGAGAATGAGCCACTGCATCCAGAGCGCGATCGAGGCGTTGGCCTCCAGCACCGCGCGCAGCGTCGAGCCGACCGTGAGATCGACGAGCTGGCTCGCCGCCCCCTGCACCGCCGCTGCGGCGGAGCTGACCAGCGACGAGAAGGTCCGAAGCTGCAACTGCATCGGCGTTATCCGTTGCCGACCGAGAACGACAGCATCTGCGTGGCGCCGCTCGCGGCGTCGGAGTAGCGGAGGTGCACGTAGAAGGTGCCGCCGGGGTCACTGCTGACGTCGACGATGGGTTCGGGCGTGCGTGCCACCGCGGCCTCCTTGAAGATCTGGCTGCGGATCACCGCGCGAATTTGCGCGGGCGACACCGGCGTGCCGACGAACTGCCCGAGCCCGGCACCGTACGTGGGTTGCCAGATATAGTCGCCGGGATTGGTCAACAGCCGCCGCAGCACCCGCTGCTGCCCCGCGACCGTGCCGGAGGCGAGCGCAATATCCCCGGTCGCCCCGGCCACAAGATCGGAGCCGAACTGATGGAAGACGTCGGGCATGAACGAGTGTGCTTCCTTAATCCTGCGGGTTAGGCCGCGAGGCACCGTTGTTGCTGTGCGTGTGCTGGTTGTAATGGCCGCGCAACTGCGCGAGCGAGCCATGCCGGTCGTAGACATCGCCGGCGACGTGCAGGTCGCCGTTCACCTGCACGGTGCCGTCGGCGACGAGCTTCAGGAAGCTCCCCGAGCGATGCACGAGCCACAGCTCGCCCGACGGCGCCGAAGGCGGACGCGCCAGATCGGAATAGGCGGCGCCACATACGACGCCATGCTCGCCGTCGCCCTCCTGCGGCAGCACCAGCACCTGGTCGCCGGGGTTAGGAGGGCAAACAAGCCCCCATCCCGCGCCGACCCAGGGGGACAGGATCGGCAGCCAACCGGTCAGCACGCCTTCCGGCTCGATTTTCACCCGCGCCGCATAGCGCGCCGGATCGACGCTCGTCACGGTCGCGAAACGCGGCTGCCCGCGGCTGGCATCCAACGCCGCCGCCTGTGCCTTCAGCGCGTTGAAGAACCGGTCCATCGTCAATTGCTGACCCATGCGCGCAGCCGCTGCACGAAGCCGTGGCTTGCTGACAGCGTGCGCTCGATCGCGTCGATGCGGTAGAGCTGGTCGAAATCGGTGCCGGTGCCTTCCAGCAGCAGCGTCATGCGCGCCGACAGCACCAGGTCCCCCGGCATTTCGGCGACCAGAACGCGCTCGTGCCGCGTCAGCTCATTCAACCGCTGCTGCGCCAGAGCCGACGCCTGATCCGGCGTCAGGTTCGGAACGACGTAGATATAGCGCGCGCTTTTCCCGGAGCCCTGACGCCGCGCGGTCTGCACGCAGCCGATGCCGCCGCGGCTGTGCCAGCTCTTCACGATTACCTCAATATCGCCGGCGAGTGTCGCACCACCGCCGGCGCGCCCGCAGATTGCGGCGGCTGGAAGTAGAGCGTGCTGCCGCTTACCCAGACGTCGAAGCCCTCGTGCTGGGCCAGATCGACCAGCAGATCCCACTCTCCGGTGGCGGTGCCGAACTGGTTGAGCATGACGCGATCATGCTCGAGTTCCCAGTAGCGGCCGACCGGCGTCGTCGTTGCGGCGACCTGCGCCGCCAGCCCGTGCCGGCCGGCGAGAATCGTTGCCACCTCGCTCGCGGTCTGATTGGCGAAGGTCTCCTGCGTGCGCGCCTCGATCAGCGCGGCAGTGAGATCGCGCCCGCTAAGCGAAAGCGTGCCCCGGATCACATTGAGATCGACGGTATCGACGACGCCTTCGATGACGCTCTGAAACGTGGCGCCGCCGTCGAGCGAAAATTGCACCTCGAGCGTCATCTCGGGGCCGTCGAGCGGCGCGCCGGCGCTGGTGGTGGCCAGGCTCACGTGGAAGCGATCGGCGGCGTAATAGCCGTTTGACATCACCGACGCCGCGACCGCGCCGGCGACCGGCGCGCCGTTCGCGAGCACATTGAGCCGCGGCTGGCGCAGCGCTCCGCTCATTGTGTGGCGATGCCGCCGGTGGCGGAGGGATCGCGATCGGGAATTTGTAGGGTGACGACGCCGGAGAGCATCGGGTCGGAGAGTTTGTTGAGCTGCGCGATGCGGATCCACTGCGTCGCGTCGCCCAGTTCGGCCGCCGCGATCGCAAACAGATTGCCGCCGGCGACCGTGATGGTGCGCATGTCGCTACGTCCCCGCGTTCTGCAGGTTGATCAGCGCCCGCTGCACGTAGCCGCGCGCGCCGGTGAGCGTCGCGAGATTCCCCGCCGCCCCCGTCGCCTGCGTCAATCCCGCCGCGCTGTCCGGTGCGGCCGCGTTCAGTGCCGCTTCCTGCGTCGTCATCGCGGCGTCGATCTGCCCGGATGCGCCGCTCAGCGAGTCAACCGCGCTGCCATACGCGGCCGAGCCGTACGTGGTCGCGCCGGATGCGCCCAACGCGGACGATGCAGCAGAGAAATCGACGCCGCTGCCCATGGCCGCGGCCGACGTCAGATCGCCGAGCGCTCCCGCGGCGAGCGATAGCGCCACCTCCACGAGCGCCTCGGCCTCGTCGCGCAACACGGTGCAGGCGATGCGATACGGAATCCAGTTGCTGCGCGTATAGTCGGCTTGGAAAACCGCGATCACCACGGTGTAGAAGAACGCATCCCACACCAGCGGCCACACCGAGCCGTCGGCGCGCATCAGGTCGATCGCGCGCGCACGCACACTGGCGCCGTTGCCGGTGAACACGCCCGACCAGGCAATCGCCGCGTCATCGCGCCCCATCGCGTCGATTACGCGCACGCCGCCGGGCAGCCGGTGCACCGCCAGCCGTTGCGCACCGCCCCAGCAGATGCGCTCCGGCAGTTCGAAGTCCTGGAACAGCACCGGCCCGAGCACCAGGAAGGACGACATCTGTCAGTTCCCCTGCTGCGGGCCAGCCCAGGTGGGACTGATGCGCGGGTCGAAGAAGGTGCTGCCGGCGGGCGGGCGGGTCGCCTCGCGGGCGAGATGGCCGGACATCCAGTGTCCGACGCGCATGCCGTCGAGAAAAACATCGCCCTGAGCGGGACCGGCGCCGACCTGCGAGGTCGGTGGCGGCGCGACCGAGGGCATGGCCGCCGCGAGTGGCGGCGCCATCGCGGGCGCGGCCGGCGCCGGTGCGGTAGACGACGGCGCGGCCGGCGGCGGTGCGACCGGTGCGGTCGGAGAAACCTTCGATGGGGCCTCGTAACTTACGAAATGCTGCTCGATGCGCGGCGGCGGCGCAGTTACGGCGATGGGTGCGACCGGCGCGGGCGCCGCGGTGGAGTGCGGCGCCGGTGGCGGAGCGGCGGCGATCGGCGGCGGTGCCACCGGTACCGGCGCCTCTGACGGCAACCGCACCACCGGTGCGGCGGGCACGGCCGGCGCCGTCATCACTGCCGCGGCAGGCACAGGCGGCGGCGTCACCGGCGCGATCGGCGGCGGCGGCCACACGGAAGGAGCGGGCGCAAGCGGCGGCGGCTCTTGCCACCGCGGCGCGGCCGCCGGCTCGGAAGGCGCCGCGACGGCAGATGGAGCGGAAAGCGGCACTAACAGAGCCGGAGGCGGCGGTGCGGGCGGCGTGGCGGCTTCGGCGCTTTGCTGCGGCGCGCGCAGCGCCTCGTTCCCCTGACGTGCGAACCGCTGCACGTCGGCCGCGGCCGCCGCCGGCGCCGTCGCGGCGAACGCGGCGAGCCGTTGCAGCGAGCCCGTGCTGGCCGCTACCGCGCGATCCAGCATCGCAAGCTGGCCGCTGATCGCCGCGATGCCGGCCGAGATGCCGTCATCGAGCGCGAGCCGGATGCCGATGGTGTAGGCTTCGTCCATCAGACCGCATTCCGTATTGCTTCGGCAACGGCCGCGCCAATGGCGCCGGCAGCGGCTTCCGCGTGCTCAGAGGCGATCGACGACAGGAACGGGCGCGGCGGCACACCCGCCGTGCCGTGTTCCCGATGTCGTGCCGTCTCGTCGGTCAAACCGATCACTGCGGTGTCACCATCGGCCGCGACCTCGATGCTCGCCTCCGGCGTGCCGGACTCCCGCACCGCCTCCGCAATCGTTTCCGCCGCCGATGCCAGCGCGGCGGCGCGAGTCGCCGCGAGGTCGAGGTGCGCGAGTCTGTGCGCCAGGTCGCCGAGGCTCACCTGCGCTCCTTCCAGCTCATCGTTGCAAAATCAAACTCGTTGCCGTCGAGCCGGCCGAGCGCCACCACCCAGGCGAGCCGCTCATCCGGCGTCAGGCTGAACGCGACATCGAACGGCACCCCGTTCCGGCACAGGTAGAGACTGTCCACAAGATCGGGGTGCCCACTCAGTTTTTTGCCGCACTCGCATCCAACGCCGGCGCCGGCGGCAGCAGCGCCGCACTAACGGCGTTGATACCTTCGTCGCCCAGGCGTTGCACGATCGCTTCGATCTGCGCCTCGCTCGTCGGCGCGGGGATCGGGATGTCGTCGATGGCGGTGACGCTCGCCGCCAGCAGCGCGGTGCCCAGCCACGGCGGATTCTGCGCGAGCTGCGGACCCGCCGCCTTGAACAGCCGGAGTTTGTCGAGCGCGCTCAGCCGCCGCAGCGTCAGTCGCCGCCCCTGCGCATCGGTCGTTTCCACCGCGGCCTGCGCCGCCGCGAGCAGCCGCGAAGACGGCGTGTCCATCACATGCGCTTCCGCGTGGAGGCGTAGAATTCCAGCCGCTGCTTCACGCTGGCGTCGCCGCGCCAGGTGCCGGCCTGCGACAGCTTGAACACCGCGTTGTCGTACTGATAGGTCGAGGTGGAACCGTCCACCTCCGCCACATACTGATAGAGCGTGCCGGAGGCGACGGCGTTGCCGGCGTGGTATGCAGCCTCGACCTGGGCGATGAAATCATCGACCGCCGCCGAGCCGCGCTCGAGCTCGAACGCCCCTTCCCAGCCCTTCGGCAATTCGGTCGCGAGCAGCACGCCGTCGATGCGATCGACGCGTACCGGCGCGGTGACCTGGCGGCTCTCGAAGCCGGTGACATGCGTAAGATCGACGCGGCCATACGGCCCCATGACCACCAGCTGGCAGTCGCGGCCGACCGAAAAGAGGTTGCTGGGCACTGCGGGTTTCTCCTATTGGACGCCGCTCTCTGACCCCTCTCCCGCGAAGCGGGGGAGGGTCGGGGTGGGGGCTAAGCCGCCAGCGCGCCGGGGTTCGTGGGCAGCACCTGGCTCTGCACCTGCACGGTCTGGCCGCCCTCGATGTTGACGATGAACTTTTCGTTGATCGCCTGGTACTGCACCTGCGCATCCGACTGCACATAGCCGAGGCCGGTGCGCGACAGCGGATTGTTCGAAGTATCGCAGATCACGCTGAACGGCAGCGAACCATCGAGCGATCCCAGCATGCCCTGGCTCAGCATGTTCTGCAGGAAGCTCAGTTGCGTAGCGCGGATGCGGCGGAACAGCGAGGCGTTCACCACCTGCCCGACATACTGGCCCATCCCGGCCGCCAGCGTGGCCGCGATGTAGTTGGTCAGCCGCGTGTAATTGTCGCCGTTGATGGCCGCGTTCGAGCTGGCGTTGTGCCCGCCACGTACGCCCCAGAAGCTGCCGGCCGGCTGCGGATTCGCGATCACGTCAATGCCCGCCTGCAACAAAGCCGCGAGTTCGGCGGCCGAATAGGCGGTGCTCTGCCCGGTGCCCGGCGCGCCGGACTTCTGCGAGCCCACGATGCTGTAGAGCGGCTTGTTCAGGCTCGACTGTTCCGGTGATAGATTCGCTAACCGCCCGGCCACAAAGCCCTGCGGACTGACCAGCCGCAGCACGCCGTTCACCGGGTCGTTCCACCAGATCCAGTCGCCGAACATCAGCTTGGTGGCATAGCTGTCCAGCCCCCACGACTGCTTGGCGAACACCGCGCTGGAAATCGTGTCGCCCGCCGGCGTGGTGACGACCATGTAGATCCCTTCCTGCAGCGCGAACTGCGCCTCGGTCGTCCACTGCGTGGCGGCGTCGACGTCGGATAGGAGCCCGATCGAGCAGCCCTGCCCGCGCAGCGCATACATGCCTTTGCGGGGCGTGGTGTCGATGCCGACCAGCGTGGCGGCAGTCGCTCCGCTGGCGCCGTCGCTGCCGGCAGAGCCGGAGGAAAACGGCCAGTTGAATGCAACCGGTGCCGCCGAAGCGCCGCCGGCGGTGGCGACCACGATCTGGCTCGGCCCGCGCTGCGGCGACTGCCCGTTGTTGACCGCGCTCGCCAGCGCTTGCCAGAACGCGGCGCCGGCACCCCCGATATTGTCGTACACCTCGGGCGCGTAACCGGGCATGGTGATGGTGAGCCGCCAGGTGTTCGCCTTCGACCCCGTGCTCATCGCCACATTGATCGTGTTGCCGAGCGAGCCGGTATAGAGCGCGGTGAAGACGAAGGTGGTGTTGGGAATCTCGAAGGCGGCCGCGGTATCGGTGCCATCCGTTACGCGCACGCAGCGGAAATTCGCCGCCCCCTGCTGCACCGCGGTCGCCACCTGCGTGCCCATGTCGTACTTGCGCGCGACGATCGGCCCGAAATTGTACGCGTAGTCGGCCATGGTGGCGACGATCACCGGATGCCCGACCGGGCCCCAGCTCGCGGTGCCGACCACGCCCACTACATCGGTCGGAACCCCGTTGAGCACCAGGTTCTGCGGCGGCACGATCTGCACATAGAGATCGGGCACCACCAGCGCGGTGGTGTTGATGCGGCCTTGCTGCACGATCGGCATGGTCTCAGTTTCCTTTCACCGCGACGCGCACCACGCAAAGTGCGTTCTCGCCGGCCAGGATCTCGGTAACGGTCGCACTGTCGGTGATGATGTCGCCCTTCGCGTATTTCGCGAAGGATCGCACCACGACAAGATGAAAGTTCATGACGAACTCCGTCAGGAGAGAAGAGTCTGCACGACCCCGGCGCCGGCGCGCGCAAGCCTCGCATCACCGAAGATCATCGACGGCAGCGTGGTCGTTTGTGTCGTCGAGTAATCGACGGAATAGAGGAGGTCGCGGCGATAGAGCTGCGCATCCTGGCTCTGGTCGAACACCGACGAAGAGACGAAGCGTAGCCGCCCCGAGGTGCCGTCGGGCAGCGTTAGAAAGACTTGCGCCGCCAGCGCCGCATCGACCGCTGCCGCCGCGGTGTCGCGCGAAGCGGGATCCGGGCACCAGAAGGTGATGCGAAAGCGTTGGCTCTGGCGGCGAAGTTCCTCGGTGAAGGACTGATCCGCGACCACGCGGCCGATCAGCAGCGTCGCCCCCGGAACCGTGACCGTGGCCTCGCTGAGCACCGCCGGCCGTTGCGTGCGCAGGTAGCCCGCCAGAATCGCGGCCACCAGTGCCGGCGTATCGCCCGCCTCGGTACGGTGCACCACCGCGAGGTTGTCCGCGAGCAGGCCGGCGATCTGGCCGGGACCGGCGACGCCGCCGAAGCTCGCCGTGCGCCCGGCAACGCTGACCGTGAGCGTCGGCGCCACCGGCGCCGCGGGCATGAACTCCGCCGACCAGCGCGTGGTGTTGAGCTGCTGCCGCGCGTCGGGAAACACCGTGATGTTGACGCAACTCGCCGCAAGGTCGGCATTCGGCGCCGCCGCATTCGGCCAGCCGCGATAAATGCGGCAGGTGACGCCGAGGATGGAAGGCGCGTTCGTGCCTTGCGGATAGATGGCGCCGCCGACCAGTCGCGTCAGCGCGTTCTCGACATCGGATTGATCGGCCATGTCATGTTGTCGCCTGCTTCACCAGCAGCCGCCAGCCGAGGTCGGTTAGTTCTGCTGACGACACCACGCCCCTCCGGCCAAGATCGTCGCTCATCAGGTCACCAACCAGCAGAACGAGGCCGGGCGCGGTGGGCAGCAGCACCTGCCAGCTCCGCGGCGGCGCGTCGCCGGGCAGGTCGGTCGGGTCCAGTCCCGGGCCATAGCCACTGATGACGCTCGCCGGGTAATCCGACAGCAGCACCGTCGCATCGGCGAGCGTGAAGCCGCCGTACGACCCCACGCCCGAGTTCGAGCTGCTGGTTGATGGCGCCGGGCGCATGAAACTCACCATGCGCGGCGTGCGCACGCACAGCACCGGCAACAGCGGCTGTTGCTGCGCGATGAACCAGATGCCGCCGTCGCCGGCGCCCGCCGCCGACTCCTGGCGCACCAGATAGTCGCCGGCGCGCGTGTAGGCGGAGTCGAACAGACCCCACCAGGCAGCCTCCCCGTAACCGGTCGGCCCGGCGAACTCGCCTCCAGGTGAAGAAAATGCTGCCTGCAGCTTCATGAACCGATTTTGCGGCTGCAGCGGATTGGTGGCGTCCGATGGCCGGTAGGCGTCGCACCAGGCGCCGAGCATGGTCGCCGCCCGGCCGCAGGCACGCCGCACGCGGTCGGCTAGAGCAAGCGCGTCCATTCAGACCACGAGCGCGATGCCGCCGTCGCCCAGCCCCGGCCCCGGCGGCAGGCCGAGGAACGCGCACAGGCGCCGGCGCCAGTCGTCGAACAGCGCGGTGCGCTCGCGCACCTCGCTCTGGTTGTGCGTCCAGACGGCGGCGCGGTTGGTGTCGAGGTTGGCGGCGGCGGCGGGTATCGCGAGTTCGAGCTGGCCGAGCGAGGTCAGGTACTGGCGCACCACCGCCTCCTCGGATCCGGTCAGGTGCGAAAGCCGCCATTCCATCAGGCCGTAGACCTGGAAGAACCGCCAGCCCTGGAACCCGGCGTTGCCGGCGCCGTAGGCCGGATAGCCACAATAACGGCGGATGTCCGTGCGCTCGACTTCGCTGAAGGCCATCGGGGCTCGATCCTGGTGTTAGCCGATGTGCTCGATCATCACCGCCCGCTTGTAGCTTGCATTGGTGGCCGTGCCGATCGTCGTCGGGCTGGTGGTGGTGTCGGAGGGCGCGCAGAAGCCGCCGATCCAGTACCACGACTGCGCAATGATCTGCTGCAGCCGGTCGATCGGCTCGCGCGTCACCATGACGATGCCGTCGACCATGTTGACGATGGTGCCGGGCGGCGCCACGTCGGGCGCGGTCATGCCGGCGAAATCACCCTCGATCAGCGCCCCCTTGCCGCATACGATCGGCCGCCGCACCACCATGCCGGAGACCGGCGAATTGCTCTGCACGTAGGCCTCGGTCGTGGGTATGAAGCGCAGGCCAAGCAACTCGTTGATCATGCCCTTGGCGTACACCTGGTTCGCCGAGGTGGCGCCCTGGAACAACTGCCGGAAGGCCAGATCGTTGAACAGTTGCCGCGCCGAGACCGGATCGAGGTAGCAGTTGTAAACACCGTCGATTTCCGGCACGGCGTTCTGCCGCAGCGCCGCCACCGCGTTCAATAGCGTGTTCATGTCGAGCTGGTCGCCCGCCTGCAACTGCCAGGTGTTGCCGCGGCCGTTCGGCCGCGCGATGGTGGAGGCGGTGGCGGCGGTGACGGTGTTGCCGGCCGTCCCGTCAGCGACGCTGACATCGCCGGAGAAGGTCAGCACGCCTGAAATGCCGCCGACCGCGATCGCACTCGATGCGTTGGTGGCGTCCACCGTTGCGCCGATCAGCGTATAGTTGTTGCTGCCGACCGTCGCCAGCAGCGAAGCGCTGCCGCCCACCGGCGTCTGCACGCCGTTGACGAACACCATCTGGAAGCCGCGCACATCATCGACGGCGAGCGCGGGCCCCGGCGCAGTCAGCGTCGCGCGCACGTGCGTGTTGCCGCCGAAATACGGGGAAAAGAGCGCATTGCGCGCCAGTTCGTCCAGACTGCGCGCGGCCTGCTCGCCGTTGACGTAGGCGTTCTGCAGGAACTGGCTGGCGATGCCGACGCGGCTGGTCACCACGTTCAGGTCGTTGGTCGCGGCGTAATGGTTGAGGGTGATGGTGTACTGCTCGACGCCCCAGGTGGACGGGGTCAGCCCGTTGTCGAGATTGGTGTTGGCCGCCGGATTGAGCGGCGTCGTCACCGACGGCTTCAGCCCGGCACGCGTCTTGGTCAGCGTCTCGCCGATGCCGACCGCGAATTCCTGCCGGTCGGCGACCGCGCGATAGCCGAGCCGCGAGCGCAGCGCCTGCTGGAACTCGCGCTCGAGGAAGCCCTGCTGGATGATCGGCTGCAGCGCGGCGGGGAAATTCTGGATGCCCATGCTGGGGTTTCCTTATTGTCAGGCGCGTTTCAGAAGTTCGGCTTTCGCGGCCTGCCACTCGTCGTAGGTCATTTCGGTGGCAAGCTTCGGTCGCGGCAGCTCCTTCGGCGGCGCGCTCGAGGTGGACGAGGTGTTGGCGCCGCCGAACAGCCACGGCTTGGCGCGGCGCATCTGCCGCATCACCTCGGCGGCGCCGATCAGGTTGCCGTCCTCGTCGAGCCTGAGGCCGGCAGCGTCGATCAGTTTCAGCCCGTCGAGATCGACCATGCCGGCGCGCACCGCTTCCGCCTTCAGTTCGGCGCGGATCACGCGCGCGTTGCTGGCGGCCTCCAGTTCGGCGAGCCGGCGCTCGAGTTCGGCCGTGCGGTCCTCCGCATCCGCGGGCGGCGCGGACGGTGATGCGGGTGTCAGTGTCTGTTCGTCGGTCATGCTTGCGGTGACTCTTCTTCCTCTTCGTCGCTTTCGATCCGCGCGAGCTCGGCGGCGACGTCATCAATGTCATATGTGTCCGCGATCGACTTCACCGCGGTCTCGCGCGAAATCTGTCCGGCATTCGCCAGCGTGGAGAGGGTTTGCGCGTCGCGCTGCCGGTCCTCGGCGGTGGGCGCGTACCAACGCGGCCATTTCAAATTCAGCCGCGTCGACGGATCGATCGGCGCGATCTCCTCGCCGTGACTGGTCAGCACATAGCGATTCGAGGCGCGGATCACCATGCGCGCGAGTTCGACCAATGCGCCGCCGTAGGAAACGCGCAGATTGTCGGCGAGCCAGATCAGCCCCTGATTCATCATCTCCAGCGCGCGCCCCGACTGCGCGCCGGCCAGCTTCTCCGGCGAGGCGCGGTTGCCGTGCACGCCCTCGAGCGCGAATTCGCGCAGCGTGCGCACATACTCGATGACCGCCGCCGCCGCCGTGCCGCCGATCTCCAGCAGCCTGGCGTCGCCCTTCTCGCTGACCACGATCGCGTTGCCGCCGCCGCGGATGATTTCGTTGTCGGCGGCTGCGGGTTCCTTGATCAACAGCGTAGGATCGCTGCTGTACTTCAGCCCGCGGCCGGCCTGCGAAAGCTGATAATCGATCTCGATCGTGCTATCGATGGCGAAACGGAATGTCGCCGCGCCGTCGATCGAATCCCCACCCGGCAGATTGCGCACCCAGACGATCGGCACGAAGCCGAGCCCGTGGCGCACCGTGCGCTCCGTATCGACCTCGGGCGCGGTGGGCTGCTGCACCGGCCACGGAATGTACCAGGTTTCCGCCTGCGTATCCCAACGGCGCATGAACCAGTACTGAGTCTGCGGGTCGACAAGTTCGTAGCCCTGGCCTGCGAGAACGCTACCTGCCACCTTGTATTTCTCGGTCACCGAAGTGAGGGTGTCCGGCGCCTCGGCATTCCAAACGGGGGTCAAATAGAGGCTCGGCAGCACAGTGAAGAAGACGCGGCCGCGCAGCACGCGCATGAGGATCGCGACCGACCCGACCGAGCCGCGCAGCGCCGCCTCCAGCATCACCGCGTTCAGGCCGCTTTCCCTGGTGATGTCGCCGAGCACGGAGCGCACCCGGCGATCGGCGGCATCGAGTGTCGGGAAATGCCCCTCGCTGAATGCGAGCGAGAGGCTGTCGTCGACGACGATGCGCGGCAGCGGATAGCGCACCGAGGGGCGGCGGCTGCGCAGCGGAACATACTCGCCGGCGGCATTGCGTTCCTCGTGGAGCTGGTAGGGCAGCACGTCGTAGAGCGTGCCCTCCAGTGCCCGTGTGAGGATGTCCAGGTTGCGCGTGCGCGGCGGATAATCCGGATCGGCGGGGATCAGGTTGCAGATTGTTTCGAACATGCGGCTCTTCTCCCTCTCCCGCGAAGCGGGGGAGGGCTGGGGTGGGGGTTATCGCGCCATCACCGACAGGTTGATCCGCCGCGCCGGCGCCGCCGCCGCGACTGTCAGCATGGCAAACGCTCGCGCCAGCGCGTCCACCTGATCGTCCTTGTGGCCCTGCGGAAAATCGCGCAGCTCATCGAGGAAGGCGCCGTTCCAGGGCGCGCGCACCACGGCGACATTGCCGGCATCGACCTGCGCCGCGACCGGGTTAGCGCGCACGACCTTCGCCCCCGTCTCCGGTGAGGCGACGACGCGGAAGCCGGCCAGCCGCGCGGTTAGCCATGCTACCTGCTGCTTGCCGGCTTGGCCGGGGTCCTGCGGCAATCCCACCGGCACCGAGCGTCCGTCGCGATGGGCGGTGTTGACGATCGCTTGCTCCACCTCGTGCGGGCCGCCGCGCAGGCGAATCAGGTCGACCACATAGACGCGGCCTGCGGCATCGCGGCCGAGCTTCAGTCCGACCGTCCAGTCGGGGTCGCGCGCCTCGGCGGCCGAGGTGGCCGCCAGATCCCAGGCGCGCGCGCAAGCCAGCCCCGCCGGCTCGGCCTCCACCGTGCCGATGCGGGGAATGCGGAACAGCGCGCCGCCATCCGGCCGCGGCTCCTGCTGATACTGCGCCGACCAGGCGCGCGGCCCGGCCATGGCGCGCTTGCGCTCTAGCGCCGCAAGGTCTTCCCACTCCGGGCATAAAGGCTCGCCCGGCTTGCGGCCGAGCGGATCGTTTTCGCCGGCGAGCGCGGGCAGTGTCAACGTGTGCCAGCCGTCGCCGGAATTCAGCAGCCGGCCGGCCAGATCGTCCTGGTGCCACCGGGTCATGATCAGCGCGATCCGCCCGCGCGGTTTCAGGCGCGAAACGAGATCGCTGCGGTACCAGTTCCAGACGTGGTCGCGCTGCGAGGCGCTGTCGGCCTCGGTGTGGTTCTTGATCGGGTCGTCGATCACAACGAGATCGGCGCGCCTGCCCGTGATCGGGCCGCCGAGGCCCGCCGCGAAATATTCGCCGCGCTCGCTGGTGCAGAAGCGCCAGGCGGCGTGGTTGTCGCCGGCCAGCCTGTAGCCGAGGGTGGCCTCGTTCTCGCCGATCAGGTTGCGGAGCAGGCGGCCGAAATGCTTCGCCAGTTCCATGGTGTGGCTGGCGGCAATAATGGAACTCCTTGGATGCCGGTGCGGCCACCAGGCCGGAAAGATCACCGAGGCATAGAACGATTTGCCGCTGCCCGGCGGCATCAACACCATCAGCCGGTCGATCTCGCCGGCCGACAGCGCTTCTAACTGCTCGATCAGCTTCAGATGATGGCGGGCGGGCCGGTACTCCCACGGAGTCAGGGCGATCTTGGCCCACCCGGTCAACGAGAGAAGGCCGTCGCTCACCGGGTAATCCGCACACGCCGCCGATGATGACGCAGCTTCTACTCCAAAATGGGGTGTTTGGTCAAGGAAAATTTTCGATTTTCACGATAATTTTTCTAACTATCGGAAATTGCTCGCGAAAATCCCGGGCTGCGCGACGCGGAAAAGTGCTGTCGGGGCCATGGACGGCAGCCGCTGCGCTCCGATCCGGTCCGACCCGCGCCGCCATCGCCCGACGCCGGTTGCGAGGCTCCTTCTCCCGCGACAACGTTTCGGGCAACTACAGCTTGTCGATCCCGGCGCAGTGCTCCAAGGCCTGCCCTGATCGGACAGTTGCGGTCGTGCGCCTCCATCGCGCGCAACGACGAACTACTCGCAGCCCTTGGCAGACCACTCGGTCGGTGCTGCTGTTGTCTTCCCCGCTGCGCCGGCACGATGCTGGCAGCGTGCGCGCCGCGGTACGGGCGCTGTCGGGGATGAATACATTATGGCGTTCAACGGCCGAACCTCGTGTATCGAACGCGAGAGTTGTGTCGGAATTATGCTGGTGTTCGCGTCTCTGCCCTGTTGTTTGCCGCCGGACGCGAACCGCCTGACGGCGCGGCTGACCGGCCTTCTTTCCGCGGCATCGCGTGGCGTGCCGACCGCGACCCGCAGCCGGCGCGCTGATCGGCGGCACGTTTCGTGGAATATTTTCGACAATGCTTCCGTCCAAGACATGTAGATGACCGACTGCATCCCACTGAGGGCGCGCTGTCTCCAGCACCCTAACCGGCCACATTTCGAAATGCGTCTTGCAGACAGCACAATCGATACCACCTCAGCGCCCGTGCAGAGCCCGCGATGGGAGCGGGGGCACGGCAAAAATCCGGCCCCCCATTTGTCGTTGTCGGGGTCTCAGACGGGAGGGAGCTGGTTGGCCGACGACCCGCGTTCCGCACTCGCCGCGCTCTTACCCCGTCTGCGCCGCTTCGGCCTGGCGCTGACCGGCTCGAAAGCGGACGCCGACGAACTGGTCCAGGCCACTTGCGAGCGGGTATTGAGCCGGCTCGGTCAGTTGCGCGATCACGCGCGCCTCGACGCCTGGGTCTATGGCATCATGCGCAACATGTGGATTGACGAGGTCCGTTCACGGCGCGTGCGCCGCTATGACGAACTGACGGCCGCCTCGGACGTGGTCGGCCAGGATGGCGAAGCTGTCGCCGAGGGACGCATCACACTCGCCATGGTGCGCCGTACACTGGCACAGCTCTCGGAGGAGCAGCGCACTGTTCTCATCCTCGTTTGCGTCGACGGCCTCACCTACAAGGAGGCCGCCGAGGTGCTGCGTATCCCCCTCGGCACGGTCATGAGTCGGCTCTCCCGCGCGCGCCAAGAGTTGCACGCAAAGCTGAGCGATCAGCGGCCCCGCGACTCCGTGGCCCCCTTCCCCGCGCGGTCGGCCCGCAACGCGGTCCAGCCGGAGTAGGAGCCAGCGGCGATGGACAACGAAATCCGCCTCATGGCTTATGTCGATGGCGAACTCGACCCCGAAGCGGTGCGGGAGGTCGAGGCCCTGATCGCGGCCGATCCTGGGGCTCGGCGCCTGGTCGAGCAGTTTCGCGAAACCGGCACCCTGCTGCGCGCCGCCTGCGCTGAAGGATTTTATGCCGATCCAACGTTTCAGCTCCGAACCCGCAGGCGGCCGATCCTGGAAGCATACCGGCGCTACGCGAACCTCGC